TCAGATCCTTACGGGGATTGTAGTCCGCAGGCAGCAGCTCTGCTGCGTTTTTCTTTTCGATTACCATACCAGACCCCACTCTGCGAATTTCTCAAAGCCGCCAACAGCGTGAATGAAGCCCCTCGCAGTTTCTACGATTTCCTCGTAGGGAATGCCGTCGATGAACTCGTCACCGATGGCGCAGCACAGTTCCACAGGCTTGCCGGTTTCCTGTGCCTTGATAAAAGCATAGATATTGACGCTGACATCCGCCTTGCTCAGATCCTTGCCATGGAGACCGCCACCAGTAACGGAGTCGCCCATGTCACTGCCCAGCTTGCGGTTGGTAGCGCCGGTGTCCACATTGGTACCGCCAGTCCAGTCGCCCAAGGGGTTGATCTGCGCAAAGGGGTATGTGATGCGAATGTCGTCTGCGTTGGCATTGCTCTGACAGATAATCAGCTTGCTACCGTCCAGGATGTACTTGCCGTCATAGGGGTAGCGGCTGTATAGGTCGTAGGCGAAGCTGCATAGCATCACGATTTTGCAAAAGCAAGGTCTTGGCTACCGTCGGATTGCAGCCGAACTAGGGCTGTCGCCCAACACTTTGAAGGTATACTGCAAGAACCATCCGGTCAAAGCAGAAAACTATACCATCAACTGTTGTAAGCACTGCGGTGCCCCACTGAACAAGAACCACCCTAGCAAAAAGTTCTGTAACGACAAGTGTAGAATGGCTTGGTGGAACAGTCACCGTGTCCTGGTTCAGAAGAAAGCGTTTCACAACTTGACCTGCGAGGTCTGCGGAAAGTCGTTCACTGTTTACGGAAAGCCTAAACAACGGTTCTGTTCCAGAGTCTGCTATTACAGCCACCGGAGGAAGGTGGTGGCCCCATGAAAGAAGCAGTTGTTGCCTATCGAGCTTCGATGACGCTTGCTCTTGGATTGCTGAAACGGGGGCTTATTTCCGCCGAAGAATACTGTGCAATTAGTGACATCATCGCCAGAAAACACAGCATAGATTTGTCAACAATATGTTGCCAAAATCCCTTGATATTTCCGGAAGTTAGAGCGAATATGGCACTAACAATACCAAAAGGCGGTGATATCAATGGCACGAATCATACGACAGATTAACCCTTCCAAGACGGTTATGCCGTCTCTTACAAGGGTTGCTGCGTATGCGAGAGTTTCCTCCGGTAAGGATGCGATGCTCCACTCCCTTTCTTCACAGGTCAGCCACTACAACGGATACATCCAACGGCATCCCGGTTGGGTGTTTGCAGGCGTGTACGCAGATGAGGCTCTCACCGGCACCAAGGATAACCGTGCGGAGTTCCAACGGCTACTGGAAGATTGCAGATCCGGTAAGGTCGATAAGATTTTGACCAAGAGTATTTCGAGGTTTGCGCGAAATACCGTGACCTTGTTGGAAACGGTTAGAGAACTCAAAAACCTCGGCATTGACGTCTACTTTGAAGAGCAAAATCTCCACAGCTTGAGTTCAGACGGAGAGCTGATGCTCACCATCCTGGCGTCTTACGCACAAGAGGAAAGCAGATCTGCCAGCGACAATCAAAAGTGGCGTATCCGGCACAACTTTCAAAATGGAATGCCCTGGAAGGGTGCGATGCTCGGCTATCGATATGACAATGGGAAGTACCGGGTTGTCCCGGAAGAGGCAGCCATCGTAAAAGAAATATACCGGCTCTACCTGGACGGCTACGGCATCCCCCTTATCATCCGGAGCTTAAAGGAAATGGGGGCTTCCACAGAGATGGGAAATCAGTGGAGCCGGACAAGCATCTGCAAAATCCTCCGGAACTACACATACACCGGAAACCTTCTTTTGCAGCGTGTCTACCGAGAGAACCACTTAACAAAGCGGACTCTCGTAAACCAAGGCGAATTACCCAAGTACCACGCTACCGATACGCACGAGGCAATCATTGATATGGCTACCTTCTTGTTGGTTCAAGAGGAAATCCTACGAAGGGCAGACAAATACTGCGGTGAAATCACAACCGGCACCTATCCTTTCACTGCCAAGATTGTCTGCGGTGGTTGCGGAAAGCATTACCGAAGGAAGGCACGAAAAAACGGTGCGGTTTGGATCTGCACAACTTATAACTCCCTTGGGAAAGCCTATTGCAGTTCCAAGCAGATCCCGGAAGATATTCTTTTTATGATAACCACCGAGGTGTTAGGGCTTGACGAATTTGACGAGGTTGCCTTCCAAGAAGAGGTTCAGTCCATTACCGTTTCTTCCGGTAATCGAATCACATATCACTTCCACGATGGCAGCACCGAAGAACGAACCTGGCAGGACCGTTCACGAGCCGAGAGTTGGACTCCGGAAATGCGAAGTGCTGCCGGAGAAAAAACAAAGAAAAGACACGAGGAGGCAAGGCAATGGCAGTAAAAAATGTGACCGTTATACCGGCAACACTGCATCTACACACGGGCATCCCCAAGAACGCCTCACGCAAACGCAGAGTCGCAGGTTATGCTCGTGTTTCCACGGACAGTGAGGAACAGCTGACCAGTTATGAAGCCCAGGTCGATTATTACACAAAATACATCCGAGAGCATCCGGACTGGGAGTTCGTGGATGTCTACACAGATGAAGGCATTTCCGCAGTTATGACCAAGCACAGAGACGGCTTCAACCGCATGATTGAAGATGCCCTTTTCGGGAGAATCGACCTCATTGTGACCAAGAGTGTGTCACGCTTTGCCCGGAATACCGTGGACAGCCTTACAACGGTCCGCAAACTCAAGGATCACGGTGTGGAGGTATTCTTTGAAAAGGAGAACATCTACACCCTGGACAGCAAGGGAGAACTGCTGATCACCATTATGTCCTCCCTTGCCCAGGAGGAAAGCCGAAGCATCTCGGAAAATGTTACCTGGGGTCGGAGAAAGCAATTCGCTGATGGCAAGGTCAGCCTCCCTTACCGCCGGTTCCTGGGTTATGAGAAGGGACCGGATGGATTGCCTAAAATCGTTCCGGAGCAAGCCAAGACGGTGGTGTACATTTACGACCTATTTATGATGGGGTTGACCCCCGGCGCCATTGCTCGGCGATTAACAGCTGAAGGCATCCTCACCCCCGGAGGCAAAGTGCAGTGGACAGACTCCACGATCAAGAGCATTCTTTCCAATGAAAAATACAAGGGTGACGCCCTACTACAAAAGGAGTTCACCCTTAACTTCCTGGAAAAGAAAATGAAGCCCAACGAAGGTGAGATCCCACAGTACTATGTAGAGAATAGCCACCCGGCCATCATCAGCAAAGAACTCTTCGACCGGGTGCAGGCGGAGATCAAACGGCGTAAGGCTTTGGGTAGTAGCGTCAGCTGTGCCAATGTGCTTTCCTCCCGGATTGTCTGCGGCGATTGCGGTGGCTTGTACGGTGCAAAGGTGTGGAACTCCACAAGCAAATACCGCCGGGTAATTTGGCAGTGCAACAATAAGTTCAAGGGTGAAAAGTGTTCGACACCGCACTTATCCGAAGCGGAGATCCACAGCCGGTTCCTCAAGGCATATAACGCTTTGCTTGCAAACAAGGATGCCCTTCTGGAAGATTGCCAGCTGATGCTCAACTACCTAACCGACACCACTGAGCTAGATGCCACCATTGCAAGCCTTCAAAATGAAATCGAGGTGGTCATCTCAATGACTAGAAGGTTTGTTTCCGAGAATGCCGCCACGGCTCAGGATCAATCTCAATACGAAAGCCGATATGGTGACCTGGATAGTCGGTACAACGCACTTGCAGCACAGCTTGCCGAAGCGGAACAAGCTCGTCAGGAAAAGATTGACCGCAGCAAGGCAGTTCAGCAATTCTTTCAGCGGATTGAAGAAAGCCAGGGAGACCTCACCGAGTTCGATCCCCGGCTTTGGCTTGAAGTTATAGATACCGCCACGGTGTACCACAATGGTCGCATTGTTTTTCGGTTCATTGATGGGCAAAAAATTGACGGCTAACTCCGTAATTACTAATAGCATATAAATCGGCTTCTATAAATTTTTGACTAATTTATTCATAATGTTGAAAACCGTCTCAATTTATGCTAAAATATTAAAGCTTTTTTTCGAGCAATATCAACAGTATTCCTTGACGGGGGGATAAGATATGTCGATTCTTGGAAAGTTTCATGAGGTTTCTTTTTATAGCTTGATTTCAACTATTATATGTCTATGTACTGGCAAAACCACATTTGCTGCTATATGGGATGCCAAACTAAATGTTACAAGTTACTCTACATTCTTTCTAGCATTTCTATTTTGGGCATGTGTCTTATTTATCCCCATCGCTATTATTGGCGCTTTTGCCACCAAATACGGAGATGGTGGTGAAGGCTTATCTTTCAAATCCGACAACATCTTTGTAATTATCTTTGCCCATATTGCAGAAGAGATCCTGGGATTGTTTTTGACTCCCTTTTGGTTCTTGGTCGATCTGTTTAAACAACGGCTAGATGATGACGGAAAGGCTCTCGACTATATTACATATGTTATTGAGTTAATTTTCTTCACCATCAGCATATTGGTACTTTGATTTTGGGGAGGTATGATCATGGCGCGCATTTCAACAAAAGAAAATAAGAATTTATATTGGCAAGCCAGAGAAGCTACAGGGCTTAGCCGAGAAGCTGCTAGTGAGCTTTTGGAAACTATTCCCCCTGAGCGAATTGAACGAATTGAAAACGAGAAGTTCCTGCCCCATCCGGATGAAGTCCTCCTTATGGCAGAAAGATATAAAGCGCCCACATTGTGCAACTACTATTGTTCCCAGCAGTGTCCCATCGGTAAAGAGTATGTACCAGAAATCAAGATTAAGGACCTATCCCAAATCGTTCTGGAAATGCTTGCGTCACTGAACTCTATGCAACGGCAAACCACTAGACTGATTGACATTGCTGCCGACGGCGTGATTGATAATGACGAGCTTAGAGACTTTATACATATTCAGCAGGAACTCGAACGCATTTCGATTACGGTCGAAACCCTGCAGTTATGGTCTGAACAGATGCTTGCCACCGGAAAGATTAATATGGAGCAATATAACGCGCTGACTGGAAAGTAAAATATTTCATACTAGGCACTTTGGCATTTCGCCAAGGTGCCTTTTTTGCATTTAGTGTGGAAATAGATGACCTCACTCTGCACCTACTGTCATTTATTCTTCACCCCAAAAACTGTATCATAAGCATGTAATCAATAACACCCCAGCACAAGAAAGGAGTGGTCATATGAGTGTTAAGAAGAGGATTCTTGCAATACACCTAGCTGAAAAGCTCCGGCAGAATCCTGATTACGCAAAACAAATCGGCGTAAGCGTCGAAATCAAGCATCAGCAAATCCAGAATCACAAGAAGAGCAATTAAGATATCAACACAAACTTAAATTAGAAAGGAACTTTACTATGACTACTATGAATGCAACCGAACTGAAGAAGGCCCTGGAAGCCAACGACATTTTTTCTCGCAACGGTTTCTCTCGCGAAGAGTACATCGAAGAGCTGCTCAAGTTTCAGCGTTTCGCAGGTCAGCTGATCCTCGATGACGAGAGTGCCAGAATGGACGAGGTCATCGCAGCTATTTCCAGCAATGCTCGTAAGAATGGCACCAACACCAACCCCGAGTTCATCACCGGTCTCCGTGGCTTGAAGGCCCTTGACAAGGAGATCGCAATTCATATGTCCGGCAAGCGGGCTGAAGATGAAGTCTCCCATTCCTTGACCTTTGTAAACCGGCCCTTGTTCCGGGACTTCCGCAATGTTTATGTTGCCGACCAGGCGACCGAGACTGAGATTGATAATGTTATCCTTACCGACAACGGCATCATCGTGGTGGAAGTTAAGTCCGCCAAGCACCACATCACCATCGGCGAAGACGGAAGACTTTTGTACTCCAACAGCGAGTCCTACCACAACGAGTCCATCGGCGACAAGATGTCTGCTAAGCGTAGACTGCTGAAGGCTCGGATCGAGAGCAAGCTGAGAGAGCGTGGTTTGGATATCCCGGTTTTCATCGACAGCTACCTGGTGTTCGTCACCCCCAAGCACCTGGAAGTTAACATCACCGACAACTTCCGCCAGGAACACTGGTGCCGCCGGGGCAAGCTCCAGCACATTGTCAACAACTTTATCAGTGATGTTACCTACACCGCTGAAGAGTACGCACAGCTGGAGGAAATCATCGCCGGTCTGGAATCCAATGTCCGGAGATTTCCCACCGAGTTGGATCTGCCTTCCATCCGTGACGGCTTCGTTTCTGTGTATGCATTAACCGCCGAACAGCCTGCTGTTAGCACCACTAAGCCTCAGCCTATTCACGTTGTCAAGGCTCAGCCCACACAGCCTCGCAAGGCTGCTCCTGTAGAGCCCAAGAAGCGTACCGGCTATAAGTGGAACGCCGTGAATATCGCAGCATCCGCCGCTGTTCTTCTCCTTGCATCTGTTGCCGCTGTTTCTGCCGCTGTCCGTGCAGCATCCTAAACAGACCCACTCTTCTCTAGAATCAACCATCAACAATCAACATCGAATTAACACTTAAGGACTTTTCTTGTTACTGCAAGACCCACTGACATAAAATCAGTGGGTTTTTGCAGATTTATCACCAAATAAAAATAACCAGTAGCAAATGACCTTCTTATGCGTTATAATTTAATATATTGAAGTATTTACCTGCGAAAGAGAGGACAATATATGGAGCAATATACAGAGTTTCTTACTCATATGTCTGATGTTCTATCTCCCGATGATGATAGATATGAGGAAAAACTTTTGGTCATTGCTGACACTTTCAGAAGTTTTAGCCAGGCACTAACATCTTTTATCTGTGAAAATGGATTTAGCGGAGATGTCAACAGTGCAGAAGAAAAGAGCAACTACATAAAGGCAAAATTCAAGACAGCCGGCATTCCTGCCCATCGTGACATTAAAAAATGGTTTTCGGATGACA